AACGAATTCCCATTCCCCGTCCCCGTTTGACTGGATTTCTCCACTATCTGCTAGGCGTTGAATACATTCTTCGCATCCGTATTGATCCCCGGAATTTTCACTATATACGCTTTCGATATAGCCGTCTTCCCCATGATCCCCTAGATCACAATAATTTTGGTAAGTTTCTGGCATTATTTTTCTCCTATTGGCTTAAGTGAGTATTGATCTAGCCCTATGTCTGCAATGATACCACTTGCACTTTCCCGAACCATTTCCGCAACCCGCCGAGAACCATTCCGGTTTCTTGTACAGCAGTCTTCTAGTAATGGGTCAAACCTAGAAAGGGCTAGAAGGTAACTTATAATTTGTTCACGTTTCCCGGCTATTAATTCGGCTTCCTTTTCGCTGTCCGTTTGTCTTCTTTTCGTGGTAATGTGGGCAAGTGTAACCAGTAGCATCGAGAGGATAATTCCCGAAACTACCCCTAGAAGATATATCATAACTTCGGCACCTATTAATTCATTCATTTGCTTTCCCCCTTGCTCTTTTTTTCCATCTGCTTTCGGGCTTGTAAGCCCCTTTGGTAAGCCTGTTCAAGTTTCTTTTCATGTTCTTTTTGATTGGTTTCTGCCCAATCCATTTCATCGTAAAGAAGGTCAAGAATTTTCCCCATTACTTCGGGTCTAATTTCCCGTTTCCTTAAGATGAAATAGATTTCATCTGTCATTTGATATTCATTCATTTCGTTTCCCCTGTTTTTTCGTTTTCTTTCTTAAGTGCTAAGCGGATCAATTCGCCAATATTCCTTCTGACGAATTTCACCGCCTGACGTTCATTCCGGGGCTTTTCGCCCCCTTTCATTTCAGATAGGTCTAGTTCAAGAAGGATCATTTTAGATACTCGAACTTGTTACAACGTCGTCCCCGTCCCAGCCTAGACTTAACTCACAAATCACTTCTTCGTCTTCATCTGTCAAGCAGTGTTCTTCTACTTCTAGACTTTCATGGACTGACGTGATAAGTGAAACCAATTCACTCCTATTCGGATTTCCAGTGATAAAGCGGAAAGCGTTTTCTAGTTTAGCGTATTCTTCACGTTCCGCAAGTACAAGAAGGTTTCTCAGTTTGTTCACTACTGTCTTCTTAGCTTGTACCGGGTCAATTTCCCGAGGTGAACCGAAGGCGGTTTTGACTTGTTTTCCATTCTGAGTGAGATAATCCATTTCATTTCTCCTTTGTTTCTTATTTGTTATCCTAATCACATCCGTAATATAGGGTTAATTATCTAATTTCCTAAACTTATTATATACTTCATTATATCTAATTAAATCGGGTAATTGATCCTAGACCCTTGTTTAGTCATTAATCCTATATAATGTACAAGAGAGAGAGGAAACCAAGTGAAAGACAAACCAGTAAAAGAAGCTTCATCAGTGAAAGCGGACGTAAAGCCGTCCCAATTTGTAGGAATGGACACTGAAAGGAACGGGGAAGTTTATCCCAAGCCGGAACGAGACAAGGATGGCAAGTGGAAGAAAGGTTTTTCGGGCAACCCGGCAACCCAATTCGAAGAAGGCAATACAATCGGAAAGAACGGCAGGAGAAATGCCGTTTCAGACTTGCTCAGAGTAATGGGGGACGAAAAGAAAGGGGACGGAACTAGGATGGAAGCTGTATTAAATAGACTTTACCAACTTGCAGAAGCCGGAGACATTCGAGCAATTCAGGAACTGCTTTCTAGGGTTTGGGGACGTTCCCCCGAAACAATTCTTACTAAAGAACTAGCCCCGGACGAATTGATTATTTCTTGATTTCTAGACCCCTAGACCCCGCTTTTGGTTTATGAAATTTTTTATTGATTCTAAAGGGTTTATTGACCACCAAAAAAGATTTTGGGATTTGCAAAATTATATAAAAATCCTAGTTGGGGGTTACGGATCAGGAAAGACCTACATCGGGGCATTGCGATTAATGTACCTCTCCTATCTAAATCAAGGTATTCCAGTAATGTATGTTTCGCCGTCATACAAGATGGCGAAAAGAACGATAATTCCGACTTTAAAAGGGATAATGAACCGATCCGGGGTAACATATACTCACAATAAGACAGAAAACGAAATTAGAATCTTAAATTGGAACGGAAAGATATGGATAGGCTCGGGAGATGACCCACAGGGTCTTTTAGGTCAGGAATTAGCGGCAATAGGCATAGATGAGCCATTTATTCAGAGTAAAGACGTGTTTGACATAGGTATCTCAAGGGTAAGGCATCCAGAAGCCGCAAAAAGAGAGATTTTTCTCACAGGAACACCCGAATCATTGAATTGGGGATATGATATAGCCCTAAACAATGAAGATCAGTATGATGTTGGGGTTGTTTTTGGCGATACGCTCGATAATCCGCACCTTCCAGATCAATATAAAGAGAGTTTGCTTGAAACCTACTCTCAGGAGATGGTAGATGCATATGTTCATGGCAAATTTGTCAACCTTCAACAGGGAAGAGTCTATAAGAACTTCGATAGGGATATTCATGTGGTCGAAAGACCGGGTTTGAAGAGCGAAATAAAGCATGGGGACATTCATATTGGCATGGACTTCAATGTAAATCCAATGACAGCTTGTGCATTTGTAAAAATATCAGATACTATACATATCTTTAAGGAATGGTCTCTAAGCAACGCAAATACCTATGATATGTCTGAAATTATAAGAAAAGAGTTCCCAAAAGCCTATGTGTACCCAGATGCGACAGGTGCATCAAGAAAAACATCAAGTTCTAGGTCAGATCATCAGATTTTAAGGGATAGCCATTTTAAAATAAAGGCGAGGAGGAAGAATCCCGCTGTAAGAGATAGAGTGAACGCTGTCAATAATATCTTATTAGTTAGAGACGGCAAAAGCCGTTTTTCAATCGAGAACTGTCCAAAACTCGTATCTGACCTTGAAAGAGTTGTTTGGAAATCTGGAGATATAGATAAATCGGATTCATCGCTTACCCACATGTCAGACGCTTTAGGTTACGCTGTTCACTTGTTATTTCCGATTGTCGCAAGAAAAGCTTCTGTAATTAGGTGGTAATATGTTAATTAATGATCTTTCCGAGATAAGTGTAAAAAAAGCCTTAGAAAAATATTTAGATACGTCGAAAAAGAAACGGGCGGATGAAAGAATGAAGTTTGTTTCTTATTACGAGGGCATGATAGGAGAAATGGAGAGTGATCTAAAGAGTTACTTTACTGACGGTGCATTAAGCCAAGTTCCCCTCGTAGCCCAGAATATAACCTCAAAAATAATAAATTCCAGATGTATCGTTTATAAAAACCCCCCGAAGAGGGACAATGTGAAGTATCAGGAAAGCACAATAAGCTTGGATACCGCAATGCTGAACCTTGAAAGATTGACATACCTTCTCGGCTCAATGGGACTGAGAAGCAAGTTCAATGAAGAGGAGGGGAAGGTAGAATATGACCTTTTAACCGAATTTTACCCTCTATTTCGGTCTTTTGAACAGGAACCTGTTGCAATTTTATACCCGTTGTACTCTTACGAGTCCTCTCAGTTGGGTTCTGAGGACTTATTTGCGTTCTGGAGTGAGGAAGAACATTATTTGATGAACGCCAAGGGAGAGACCTATACAATAGAAGGAAACGATCAAAGAATAAACCCCTATGGGGTTATTCCTGTCACTTATGCCCACAGGCGACCCCTGACGACGGATTGGTTTAGAGAGGGTGCTTCGGATGTTATTAGCATGAATGAGACAGTTAATGTGATGCTAACGGAAATGTCTCTTGGAATGAGGCTTCAAGCCCTAGGTCAGCCCGTAGCTACGGGAATAGACGATGACTCCGCATTTCAGCTAGGTGTGGATAATATTATTACGCTTCCAGAAGGAGCAACCTTCTCATTCCAATCCCCAAGCTCAAGCTTGGCTGAGTATGTCGAGTCCATAAGATTCTTTGTGGACTCCGTAGCATACAACAATAACCTTAAAACCAAGTGGTCTAAGGGAAAAGATACTGTTTTGTCGGGCGAATCACTGAAAATGCTTGAAGTTGACCTTACCGAGAGTTTAAAAACAGATACGAACTCAATATGGCGAAAATTTGAGAAGGAAAGGTTTATTGTAGATAAAAGTATATTGAAATTTCACAATATCAACGTCGGAGAGGAAAATTCCGTAGACTTCTCCGAGCCAAGGTTCCCAATGTCCGAACAGGATAAAAGAGAGCATTGGAAATTCATGTTTGAGATGGGTCTCGCAAACCATGAAGATTATTACAGGGAACATAACCCTGATGCCTCAGAGGCGGAGATAGCAAAAATGGTAAGTCGTGTCTCTGAGAATCTGTCTTCAAAAAAGGCTCCTAAAACAATCCCTCAAGTAGCTCCTCAAGCAATTCCTCAAGTAGTTCCTAAAGAAATGCCTGAAGGAATACCTCAAGGAGCAGAAGAATCGAAATAAAGCTCAAAATAGACGACATAGAATATGATTTTAAACTTTTTGATGATTTTAAAGGGGGATTGAAAGAAATCGGTGAACTTATTGTTGAAGATCACAACAAAAGGCTTACAGATGGCATGGATGTGAACGGAGACCCATTTGCGGCACTTGAACAAATAACGATTGACAGGAAAGCTGAAAAGGGGTCTGCTCAACCCTCAACCCCGCTATTCGATACGGGGCAGATGAAGAAGTTGATTCTAAAGTCGCCAAAACGCAATAAAGTAGAAGTCAGAGTGAGATCAAGCCGGGATCAAATAGGAGCTTGGCATCAGTCAGGGGAAGCAAGGGGTGGTAAAGTCAGGGAATGGTTCGGAATATCAGATATGGTAGTGGCACAGATCGGCGGAATCGTGATGCAAGAGATTGAAAGAAAAATTAATATAAGCGTAAACACACGGGCTAGAACCCTGTAGAATGAGCCAAGAAGATTTAACAACAAAGGAGGTCAGTATGACCGAAGAACAAGAGGTTCAGACGAGCCAAGAAACAGAAGCTAGGGAACCTGTTGAAGAGACACAGGTCGAAACTCAGGTTGCCGCTTCAGACGTTACGGAACTAATTACAGAAAGTAAAAAATACCGTAAAAGAGCACAATCAGCAGAAAAGAAGTTAGATCAACTTCAGAAACGGATAGACGCAGACAGGCAGAAAGAGATGGAAGAAAGGGAAGAGTGGAAGGCATTAGCTGAAGAGCGTGCCACAAAACTCTCAGAAATGGAACCCATCGTTGAACGGGCGACAGCACTTGAGGCGGCTATGCGTGATGAACTTCTAGCTGATTTTCCCGAGGAAGAACGGGAAGATTATGAAGACCTTCCAACCCCCGTATTAAGGAAGGTACACGGTAAAATTATTAACCAGAAACCCGCCAAGACAGATAGCTCTCTTGCAGGTTTTTCATCTGTCCCATCAAAGAAGATGTCTGAGATGACGAAAGAGGAAAGACGTGAGAACTGGTCTGGCATTATAGCGGGTTATATGAAATAGGAATAAACAATGGCAGAAGTAACATTAACAACTGCGGCTAACTTTATTCCCGAGATGTGGGCAGATGGCATACTTGATTATGCGGAACGTGCGTTCCAATTAAGAAATCAGGTAACCGATCTGTCCAGTATGGTTTCAGCAGGTGGTGATACTATCCACGTTCCAAAAGTAACCGAAGAGACAGCGGCTTCATTGTCCTCTG